TATGAAGCTCTATGGCCCGTACAAAGCATTATGCTTTATTGTGCCATATAAAAGCTACCATACCTGCTACAAACAATCCAACAGCAATCCATTTACCAAATTCAATAAATATTCTTTGTATTAAACTTTTTTGTTGTAAGACAGCATAGGCTTTTTCTTGTGCTTCTTCTTCCTTACGCTTCTTCTGTTCAGCTATTGCTACTTTCTGTGCATCTAGTATCTCATCCCATGTATCAGCCCCGAAGCGTTTATTAATTTCTATTGCTAATCTTCTGATGTCTTCTTCTTGTTGCTTCTCAGCAAGCTTGGCTGCTGCTACGTTAGCCAATGATGTTTCATCGTCTCCATCATCTTTGAGTTTAAAGCGTACAAACTTTGCCCACTTATTGTTAGGTAAGTTTTTATTTTTTGAAGCAGATACAATTCTTTTCTTAGCCTCTCCATGAGTTTTAAATAACCTTTCTATTTGTCCAGCAATAGCACCTACATCGTCTGCTGTATTAAGAGCAGTACGCACACCCTTCACCGCTGTCTTCACAGCAGCAAAGCCACCTGTAATAGCAGCTAGTGTTAACGGGTCCATTAATTATCTCCTATACCTTTCTAACTGAACCGTAGCCTCGTAAAGCTTTTCCTATTCCAATATAACCACCAGTTTTTTTTGGTATTATTTTTAAAGAATTACTATGTCGTTTAGAATCTTTTATAGCATCAGATAAACTTCCTTTAATAATTCTATATTCATTAGGTTTTAATTTACCTGCTTTATATTTATCTAAAACTTGTTTTTCAGTAAGTTCTTTTCCGTTATAAATACTAGGAGCATTAAGCCATTTTGTTTTTTCATTATCTAATGGAATACTTATTCCTAATTCAGAGACATTTTTATTACCTTTTTTATAGATAGTACGTCCTGTTTGTTTTACTTTTTTATTTGTAGGTTTAAGTTTATCAGCCATACTTATATTCCTTTGGGTTCATAGTCATATGGGTTACGTGCAATCATTCCACCTTTAGCAAATCCTGTCGCTGCTTTTTTTAAGGGATCAAACAAAGGTACAAATTGTTCATTAGGTTCAAATAACATAATGTTTTTACCTTCTTCAAAAGTTGAAAAAGAATCGTAACCTAATTTTCGTATTGTGTCTAAGTTATTTTCAATCTCTTCATAATCCCCTTTTAACATACGTTCTTTTAAAAGCACCAAACGATCTTCAAATTTATCTTTAGTATTCTGTTGTCTCTTTTTATTTTCTTTAGACTTTGGTTTTTTAAATCTTTTATATTTTTCTTTTCTTAATAAGTTTATTACTCCATCAACATGTTTAGGATTTTCATAATCAAATAATTTATTTACTCTACCCATACCAATAAGAACACGTAGATTATCTTTTACATCCGAAGGTGCATCTCCATACATATCTGTCCAAAAATCCATACCCTTTCGATTTAATCCTGTAGATAAAAAAGGATAATCAGAACCTGGAGGTGAAGGAGGAAGAATAGCCATAGGATCAAGTTCCTTCAATCTATCCATTTCGGCCATTTTTTCTTTTTGTAAAATAAACTTTTTAAATGGTTCGCCTCTTGATCTATGGTATAATAAAAGAGGTAAGCCTTCTTTACCTTCACTAAGAATTTTAGAAGAATCTTTTCCTAAAACATCTGCTTGCTTTCTTGCAAATCTTCTTAGTCCTTCTGGTTGATCTATTCTATTATCAACAGGTTTTTCTTGTTGTTTTATAGCTTTAATTAAAGCTAATAAACCTTTAGCTTTACGGCTCTTTGGTCGTCTCTCAGCCATACTTATATTCCTTTGGGTTCATAGTCATATGGATTACGTTCAACCATTCCACTTTTTTTAATCTGTCCACCGTCATACTTAGCAACAATTCTACGATAAACTGGATGTGTTTTTTTCCCCATTTTAATTACACCTATTTGATCTTGAAAATCTAAAGTACCTTTAACTGTAGGTTTTAATCTTGGCTCACTTCGGTCTTTTGGTTTTGTTTGTAAATTAGCACCTTTTGAAAAATCAGTTTCCATAGCATAATAATGTTGATTTTTAGAGGGAACATTTACTGAAACTAATGTATTAATATCTTTAAAATTTTCATCTTTAAGATTAGTCCACTCCCATCCTCTTCGTTTTCCTGTTGTAGTTGGTTTAATTAAATTAACTTCAATTTTATTATTTCCTTTTCCTATCATACCAATTTCAGGAACATCTAAATCACTAACAGTCATTGATGCCATTGGCCTTTCACCTTGTACACCCATTTCTGGAATAATTTTAATATTAGCATTACCAACATTTTTTCCAGTTAGTATTTCATTAGTTTTGGGATTAATAAATTCACCACCTGGATTAAATTCAAAACCTTTTTCCTCAAGCTTTGCTTGATTAACAGGCCTAACAGGGATTCTTTCTGTTTGATTTTCTTTTATAGCTTTAGCCAAGGCTAATAAACCTCTAGCTTTACGGCTCTTTGGTCGTCTCTCAGCCATTACTTATAACTCCATACCCAAGGACGTGGATGCGTGTCACTATCTTCCATTGTATCTATGTGTATAAACCTACTCTCATGTGGTCCTCTCTGAGATATACCAATACCAGAGAAGCCCTTCTCCATAGCAAGAGACATTAACTCATAGGCATCCCTACCAGATACCAGTACATCTACTGCCTTACCAAAGAGATGTGGTGAGTTCTTAGCCCCACCTATAACCTGATTATATGAAGCATCCCTATAGCCAGAAGATATAACCATAGGCTTGTCATAGGCATATCGTAGAGACACAAGCATTTCCATAAACTCTTGATCCATGTTGCACTCATCAGTACCCTTACACCTCAATTCGTCTTGCGTAAAAAAATCCCACATTAAACAACTCCTTTGCCCACAGGTGGATGTGAGCCATTATGCATACTATTAAATTTATCTATATTCTTTTCAAGAGAACATAGACGTTGTTCTACTGCACCGTCTCTCTCTGACTGCTTCTTCAATATCTGAGGAGACAATATATCATTAGCCATAACATCTATAGAGCTAATAGCAACAGCCATCTTAGCTTCTGCTTTGTCTAGTCTAGTAGTAATGTCATTAAGCTCTTGCTTGTACTCATCTAGGTCAGTAACCATACCACGTATTGTAGTCTTGAGTACGCCCCATGTAGCAGCTAGACCAGCCAGTACTGTGCCTAGTGTAACAAGTTCTCTTGGTCCTAGTTCTAACATTATTCTTTACCTTCAATTAACAATGGCAATGATTCTCTATTCCACTGATTTAAACGATTTTCAACTAATCGTACTATTTCAGAAGGTATTTTATCTTTTACTTCAAAAATTTGAGAAGTTCCTGTTCCTAAAAGATATGGTGTAAAATAACCTATACCACCTTTTTGTGTAGAATTTCTTAGTAACACATCCTCAACATATTTAGGTTCTTTAAATAAATTATTTGATGTAAGCATATCAAGTATTTTTATATCATTCATTTTTTTAGATACAAAACTTTGATTATCTATTTTAATAGAATCTTTACCCTTACCCTTAACATAGTACCTCATTTTTTTAAACGCATGTAAGTCTTGAGCTAATTTTTTTTGAGCAATATAACTTTTTCTCATATGATCATCTACTGTTTCTATTATTTTATTTATTTCATTTGGATCAGAATAATCTACAACCCCTTCACGCAGTTCACCAATTTTTTTCCTTAAACTGCTCTCAATATTTTTTATTTCTCTCACATTATTTGAAACTACCATCTGTATACTTTTATCATAGTTTATAGTTTGTTGTATAATTCCATAGTATTTCTTTACACTATCTTCAAAACGGGCTGGCCATCCTGTTTTATTCACACCAGTTTTAGAATTAAATTTTCTAGTATCTTTCCAAATATCTATTATTGTTTTAGGTGCAGCTTTTTCTATTAAAGCTTTATTAAGTGTATCCATAAAATCTTGTTCATTACCATACTTATCTCTTCCACGAAGTGCATCAAGAATAAATTCTGCTGCTAGTGATTCTCTTACTAGGGGTTCAATAACTTTACCTACTTTAGAAAGAGTATCTTGTATAAGATTTTCATCTAAAGGTTGTCCACTAGTTGCATATTGATATATAGCCTTCATTAATTTTAATGGTGCATCTTGAGGATTAGTACGACTAACATTAATAAAGTTTACTTCAACACTACCTGTCTTTGGATTAAGAAAGATTGGTGTGTTAAATCGTCTTGTAGAATTTTTATCATATGGAGGAACAACTACCTCAGTGGCTCCCATATCATCCTCTGATATTCCATTAGCTTCATTATTTGATATAAGATATCCTGTACCAAGAACACCAACTGTTGTAGCAGAAGCCATTCTATTTGCACCCGCTGCCATTAATGCAGTATTTTTATCTTTAATACCTCTAAGAAAATCTTGACCACCTATTAAAAAGTTATTTTTAAAAACTCTAAGACTTTCAGCAGTAAAAGATGGGAAGGCTCCAATAACACCAGTCTGTCTTGTAGCTTTTAAAAATCTTGGAACTCTTGAATAAGTTGGTAATGTATCCTTAACAATTCTTGCAGCATACTCTTCAATGTCTGCTTTAGTCATTGATTTATTTGCTAACTGTTTACTAAAAACTTTAGTATATCTATCTAGTTCTTTATAGTAATTATATACTTTAAATATGTCATCCTCTGCTCTATAAACTTTAGCAATGCCATCAATAAGTTTAGCTCCTCCTCTTACGAGTTTATTTTTATTATATAAAAGCTTATCAAAGTCTGCATCATCAAGAGAACGATAGAAAAATTCTTGATTAACACCACTATTAACTAAACCTTTTTTCTGAAGATCAGCATATTCTTTAGGATCAATTTTTAATTTTCCACCTACCTTATTGACAAGCCTATTCATTGTAGGATTATATGTTAACATTTCTTTTAAACCACCTGTAAGCGGCATATAATTACCGTTAGCAAGTGTCATAACCATGTTACCACCTACGTTAAGAGCATGGGTAGATTCAGATAAAACAGTCTGCGCTCCAGAAAACCAAGCGTTCATCGCATTTGTAGTTTTAAAAACTGCATTAAAAGCTTTACCTTCAGGTGTTTGAATATCTAGTCCTTTATTTAATTTATCTTTATAACTTTTAGTAGTCATTATACCTGTAAGTGGATTAGCATCTGGCCCTAAAGTTTTAATATAATTATTTGCTATGTCAGATAGTTCACCTGTAAATGTTTGTTCTCCTACTTCTGTAGCTACACCAGTTTCTTCGTCTGGCCTAACTGTTTTTGTACCTCTAGGTTTAAATTTTGATCCTGTTCTAAATAGTTTAGAACCATAATCACTAAGAGCTATATCTCTCATGTCCGTTAAAAACTGATGCTCTGCAATTAGTTTACCTTGCTTTTCTATAGTAGCCATTGCCCTACTTGTAGGATTTTCAACTTGACGTAAAAGTTTACGAATATCACTGGGAATATATTTTTGCCCTGTCATAATCTTGCCAAGAACATGACCACCACTTTGAACTTTAGGAAATAAAGAATTTATAAATGCTTCTTCACCTTTACTATAGGCATCAACAGTTTTTTGTACTAGCTCATCTATACCTCTTTCAGATTCTTTTGGATTTCTTTTTATATGATAACCACGTATACCATCTATAATCTTTAAAGCTTCAACATCATCTACCTTACCTTTATGTGCATTTTGTATACGCTTTACCCATTGAGGATTTGTAAATACTTCATAGTCTGTAGTTACATATAAACCAATTTTATTATCAACAGCAGCAGTAATTTCTTTGCCCCCTGTTAAACCTCTATCTATAATATTTTCACTATAGTCATCAATAACAGTTCTTATTTTAGTAATTTCATTGGCCACATTTACAGGTAGCTGAGTTACAGCACTAGTCTGACGTTTTCTAGCTTCATTTAAAACTTTACGTTGATAAGCTTCAACAATCTTTTTTTCATCTTTTGTTGGTTTCTTTTTCTTTTTTAATATTTTTAATACTTCTTGTGGAGCAGTTTCGTCAATAGGGTCTATCCTACCCAATGCATCATTGACTAGTTCTATATCTTCTTTATCTATTTGATTAAGTTTTTTACCAAATTCTTTTTCAAGAACTCTAAGAAAATCTTTTCCATATTCTTCTGCCTCAGAAGAAGCACTACGCAAACTCTCATCTAATCTTTCAGCAGCTAAAAAAGATTGTTCATCTAATCCTTGTCTAGATGTAAACCATCTTTTTAAAGGATTTTTAGATTCTCTTGCATACTTAGGAGTAAGAAGTTTAATTGGCTGTTTAAATCTTACTCTTTGTTGATACGTACCATCAGGACGTTCTACAACTTCAGTGTCTGTTATTTTGTTTGTATCATCTTTAGGTGGTTGTAATACACCATCTTCTCTAACAGCTTTTCTTTTAGCCATTACTTTTCTTATTAAAGGAGCAGCCGCAATAATACCAACCTCTGTTATACCACCAAGAGCAGTTCCCTCAATAGCTTTCTTAAATAATTTTACAGAGTCAGCATCATCTGGATTAATAGCTATCTTATCTAACAGATCATAAACTATACCCTCACCACCTGGAAAAACTTCTAAGATCATATTAGCTAAGTTTTCATTTTTATCTGTAACAATAATATCTGCTGCTGTAAATCCTGCAACAGTAGGTATTGCTCCACCTAAAGTTTTAAGTTCTCTTTTAGCTAAAGCAGGAGCAGCCTTTACAATACCTTTTGTTAATGCACCACCAACAGTAAATATACCAGCTAACTCTCCAACTATTTCTTCACCTAAATTAACCTCTGGATCAAAAGTTGTTTGTAATGCTCTATATACTTTACTATCTGAAAGACTATCATCTATTTTATCTGCAACTTCTCCTATAGGTTTTGTAATCTTTTCAGGTAATACCATTTCTCCTAATTCAACAGCTTCTGATGCAAAATTTCCTATACCTGATGCAATAGATCGGAAGGGATCATCTATAAAAGAGCGTAGTGCAGATACTTCTTTATCTCTGAGATGAGCAGGTACAAATGTAGGACTTACTTCTAATACTCCAAAGAGTGAGAAAGGAGAGTCAGCATACTCCTCCTTCATCTCAAAGTATTTTTCTTCTGCTTCTATAGCTTCATCAGCAGCATCATAGTACTCGTCAGCAGTTACGTCATACTTAGATCGTAAGTAATTATCTATCTGACTTCGTTCTAATTTATTACTGTTGATTTGATTTTTTAAATCTTCAGCTATTTCTACAAAAGACCCAGTATTATAATTTAGAGCCATTTAAATTATTCCTATTATACAGATGTTTTAGGTCTTAATATATATTTATTACGATTTACATTTGTAGGTTTTACTTTTGGAGTAACAGGAGGAGGATTAGAAGTTTCAGATGATGAAGAATCTTTTTTATCACCAGAATCTTTAGGTTTACTACTTTCAGGAAAAGCCTCTCCTAAAGCTGAAGGTTCGTCAAAACCAGCTTTAAGTAAAGCAGCATATGTTCTTATTCCGTCTCGTAAATATTCAAATACTTCTTCACTTTGTTCTGGATCAACAAATTTCTCACCTTTTCTCATTCGGAAATTACCAGCATCATCTACTGTTACTGAAATACCAAATTTTTTATTTGCTTGATTTTCAAGATATTTTAATGCTGTTGGAGTTAATTTTGCTAAATCTGGTTTTAAATCTTTAGCTATTTTTGCTAGTTTAAGAGGTAGAGTTGCACCTTCTTTTCTTGCTTCTTGTTTAGCTTTTAAATCAGACTCTTCACCTTCTAATTCTAATTCAAGAAGTTTAAGCTCTTGTTCTTTTTGTTTAAGATATGCTTCTCTTTGTCCTTCATCTAGGCCAGACATGCCTTCAACAAGTGCATTGATAAATCCTTTAGATGGATCAGCACCCATTACTCTCTTAGCAGCTTCAGCTAAACCAACAAATCTATCTTGTTGAGGCATAGCTGCTTTTAATCTTTTTATTTGTGATTCTCTTAATGTTTTTCTTTCCCCTGCATCTCTTCTAGCTGCTTCTCCTGATAGATATTTAGAAAATTCAGGATATGTTCCTTCAAGTTGCTTTAATGTATTTAACAAAGAAGATTGTCCAGATGTAGGTAAAATATTTCTAGAACTTAATGCATCAATCTGTCGATCTTGTTCAAGAAGTTGTTCAATCATTGTTGTATCATCTACAGGACCGCTCATTTCACGTTTAACAACAGGCAGACTACCTAGACCTCCACCACCTTTCATCTCTGCTACAGTAGGTGTAGCTTGTTGTGGTCCTGCAATACGACGAAGTAAATTTATTCTGTCTCCAAAAGTATTATTATAAGAACTTCCAATAGCTTGTGTAGCCATTCTTAAATTCTGCATGTTCTCATCCATAGTTTCTTTATAATCATTTAAAGAACCAGCAGCATTATCTATGTTCTCTATAACATTAGCTTGTCTTCGAGGAAACCTAAAACCAAACAAACTACCCAATCCACCACGACTACCCATCATAGGAGAAGCAGTAGTTTGTTGTCCTTGGCTATAGACATTAGGTACTTCACCACCCTCCTGCCTTTGTACAACACGACCACCATATTTTTTACCTAAATAACTACGACCAACATTAGCCATACTAAATTGATTGTTAGCACCAAGACCACGACCATAAATATTAAGACCAGTTAGTCCAAGACCTAGAAGACCTTGACCTATTGAAGATGTAGGCTGTAACATTCCTGATTTAGTTGTTGTTCTATCAGGTGTTTGTAAGAATGGATTACCATAAACAAAACTAGATAACTGTGCAAGCTCACTCTCTGGATATTGTTCTTGCTCTGTGTATTCTTTAAAAGCTTTATCAAGAACAGACTGTGCTTCTTGCCTATCAGCTTGTGCAAGTTCTTGTCCAAGTCCTTGTTCAGCTAAACCAGTTTGAAATTTCTGTAATCCCATGCCACGTAAATCTTCTGCTTGCGCTCGTTGCCGTACAGCCTGATCAGTAAACTGACGATAGGCATCTTCATAAGCTTTCTGTTGTCCTTTAGTTTGTATATCACCTAGCTGTTGACTAAATTCACTACCAAGCAATGCTGCCTGTACACCTGCACGACTACCAAGACCAGACATACCACCAGCACCAACAGCTTGCTTTTCAAACTCTGGCATAACTCTACGTCTAAAATCTTCTTCAGCTTTTCTTTTTTCTACATCTACAACAGCTTGTTGATAGGGACTCATAAACTTTTCTGCTTGATCTGCTGTAAACTCTGTACCTATACCACGTAGTGCTGTCTCTGCTTCTTCTTGATAAGGCTGTTGTGTACCAATTAGTCCACGCAAACCAGCAATAGCTGCTTCTTCTTCTGGTGTTCTTTTTGCAATAGTTTCACCAGGATAAGGCTGGTATCCTCTTTCTTTAGCAATATCATACTGAGCTTTAGCTTCCTCAAGTACTTGTGTAACATAAGGAGCAATCTCTTCAGGAAGCTTGCTTGACTGAACAGTAGTTGTTGTAGTTGGTGTTGGTTTTGTTCTACCAAAAAAGAAATCTAAAACGCCCATAATTTCTATCCTATCATTTTATTCCTGAGTGATTGTAATCCATTAATTTGATTTGGTTGTTGTGTAGTACCAAATGCTTCTTGTCTAACTTCTTTTACTATTTGATCCATTACATCTGCACCTTCATCTGCACTACCATTTCCTAATGCAGACATTGTGTGAGCATCAACAACATACTCATCAGGACTAACAGCCAGTGTCGCTACTTGATCTCCATTATCTACAATAGGCATATATACATTATCTTCCATTCCATGCCCATCGCCTGGAACTTGACCAGAGAAACCCTCTAGTGCTGTACCACCCCTTGCTCTTTCTTGCATACGCATCATAGCCAAGTTATCAAGTGCTGAGTCTGATTCTAAAGCTTGTTTAACATTCTGCATATTAGCCATTCTTTGTGGATCAGCAGGTCTAACATTCATAGGTCTTTGCATTTGATTGTCCTGTGGAGGAGTAGGATATACAGCCCCATCAACAGCCATGCTACGAGGAAGTTCTGTTGGTTTAACTTGATTTATTCCTTCAACGTGTGCATACAATGCTTGTTGAGCCTCTTGTATCTTTTCAGGAGTAATACCAGCCCTATCAGCCAACGTATCAAGAGCCGCTGTTTTTAATATTTCTTTTAATTCTTTATTCATATTGAATAATCCAAATCTTTAAAAACCTTGTTACTACTATTATACTCTATTTTTGCGTTTTTCGCAAATACTTCTTGCTTCTGGTCCTGTCTTTGTCGAGTAGGATCAACAACATACCCTTGATTTAGATTACTAAAGTATGTACTATTATTAACTAAATTAAAATAATCAGATGTCTTCATTAATTTAAATCCTGCCAAGATGTTTCTGATCCAAGACTAACATAACCTTTAAACTTCCCTGTACTTGTAGAGTACGCAACAGCCCCCTTAACAGGCCGACCTATTTCTGTAACTGTAGTTACCCTAAAGATAGTTTGTGCTGTAGCAACTTCTTCTTGTAAATCTCTAGAGTCTAATTCTTGTACTAAAACATCACCCCAACTTCTAACCTTATTATACATATCAATAAGATCAGTATTAGTTAATGCATAGGGTAAGGTAGGGTATCTTGCCATTATCGCTCCCCGTCACCTTGTAATGCAATACGGACTGATCCCCATCGCCAGCTTGCATTGTTTGATTCACAAGATACCCTTATCTTAGCTTGCCTTCCTCTTGATCTAATGTCAATCTTTTGTGTATTATTAAATATATCAAATGTCTTAGTAATCTCTTCAGTGCTTTCTGGATACTTCTTTGTAACCAACTTCATTTTAATTTGACCACCAGATAGATCATAGTCAGGTACAATTTTATTCATAAACATAATAGCATTACCATCATCTACATCAAACGTGCCTGACTCAACAAATGAGGTTAGTGTTTCACCGCTACCTGTAAATACTTCAGATGGCTCGTTATTATAAATATTATTACCAGAAGCAGTTACACCTGTTGTTATGGTATTACCAAATACACTACGATCAGTAAATGTGGTAAAGATCATATCACCATATACCCAATAATTTTCTTCTGGATTAAAGATAACATATTTATTACATTCAGTCTGACCAGTAGATGCATACAACCAAATAATTTCTCTAAACTCTGAGTTAATACCACAATAAACTTTATCATAGTAAGTAGTATTAATATCATCAAAGATAAACCTTCTAACAGTACAAGGTAAAATTTCTACTGAACCAGCATTACGATAGAAGTTATCATAGCCCATCCAATAGGTTACACCATTATAGTCAATTGCTGCATGAGGACCAATCAATCCACAGTTTGTACCTACTTGTTGAAATCTAAATACAAAGTTATCACCAGTAAACTGCATTAACCAAAGAGCATTGTCAGTCCAAATATTAATAGCATTTCTTGCTCGTACAGCACCTACTATTTTAGTTCCGTCTGTAAGAACAACTTCACCTGATGTTGTATCTGCTGTTGGATTCCACTGTGTTCTATCATCTTGATCAGACCATCTAACTAACATAGGATTAAAAGGACCGCTCACTGAAGCTGTTGCCGAAAACTGATTAGTACCAAAACAAATAAGATGTCTATCATTAGGCGATACAATAAGTGAGTTAACACTTACAGGAGATGTTGTAACAGAGGTAGCCCTAGTAGGAGATGTTGATGCATCACTATCATAATAGAATATACCACCACCACGTCTATTAGCTACAACATCCTCACCCCAGTTATCAAAACTCCACTGTGTAATATCAAATACTAAGCCAGTAGCATCAGCAGAAGCTGGTGAGTTCCAAGCCCTACCTGTTCCACTACCAGCAGTTTGTTTATATATTTGTGCAGTCATGTTTAAATTAGAAGTTACATCACCACTTGCACTTGCATTAGCTGCTGCACTAACTATAACTTGTGTTCCATTAACAGATACAATTGCAAATACTGGTCCTCCAAAGGCTGTCTTAGTAAGGTTTAAGTTACCTCCAATTGTAGCAGCATGGCTATCAATAGAAGTATTTTTAAATACTATGTAGTCATTAGCTGATCCACCATGTGCAGAAGCACACGATACAGTAACCAATGCATTACCACCTGTAGCAGTTATCTTAGAAATACCTACAGACGTAGGGGCTGCTGCATTGTATGTGGCGGCTGACCAACCAGTACCAACAGCAGCTACAGAGAAGCCTGTAGGTAGGTAGTAGTTAAATGTAGCAGCACCTCCTACATCACTACCAGTAGCATTAGCCGCATCAGTAACAGAGATTGTAAATACGTTAGCACTTTCTATAGACGTAATTTGGTATACATTACCTTGTAGACTTACATTATTAAAAGCTGCTACTGTTGTAAAAAGAACACGATCTCCTACCTTACGACCATGATTAGCATCTGAACAACAAACCCTTGTACTTCCTGATGATGTACCAAATACATTGCTGAGTGTTACCACAGTTGTTATTGGTGTGATATCGTATATCTGATCACCATTATGTTCATACAGTCTATCTGGTGTACCAAAGATAGCTCTCTTAATATTATCTGTATCACTCCATGCAATTAAAGCTCTAGCTGATCCTTCAAACTTTGTACCATCTGCTCTTGTTTCATAGCCACGCATGTTCTCAGGTTTACCCTCACGAAAGCGTACACGGTTTCCATCAAACCATTTACCCTCTTCAGCGTACTGAGTAGACTCCCTATGGAATCCAGGAACAAAATCAAATTTAGCTAGTTTAGCCATTATGACCTATCAAAATCTTTTACAAGGATTGCATCAACTTTTGTAGCAGTACGTACAGAATAAAATAATGCATCAACTGCATTTGCAGATGTGCTTAGAGTAGGAACGCTAGCACCAGGAAATTGGAATACAGTATTATAACTAAGTGTTCTACTACCAGTACCATCTTGATGTATATATATTTGTCCTACTGCTCCTAGATTTGTTGTTGTATTTGTGGGAGCAGCAAGAGTTCTATTATCACCTAAAGTTACTGCAAATATATTAGCAGTTGCTAAATCAGCTACTACAGAAGCAGCATCTGATAGTGTTACAATAGGTGTTAAAGCACCTGTCATAAACTTACCTTTACCAGATACAGTTACTGTAGAGTCAAACCTAGATGCACCTGTTGCTATAAATGTACCACCTACAGATATATTTGTTTTAAAATCAGCCGCTCCAGAAACAGTAACAGTAGAATCAAACCTAGCTGCACCAGTAACAGTAAGACTAGATAAATTAGTTTTTTCAACAGCTTCAACTGTTACACCATTAGTTACGTAAAGAGCTACAGTTCCTGCTGGTACTGTTACACCTGTATTACCAGCAACCTTTAAAACAAGAGCATCAGTACTATCTGTGTAAGTTATAGAGTTTCTTACAACATATACTTTAGATTTATTAGGAATTAAAACATCAATTGTATCATGAGAACCACCAATAGTTCCCTTAAATTCTAGGATAGCAGACCGTGATTGATCTCCTGATCCTTGATTTTCAGTAAGAGTAACAGTAGCAGTTGTGCCTACACTAATAGAAGTATAGCCAGCAACAGCCTGATCAACCAGACTGATTACTCCCTCATTTAAAATCTCACCCCATGTATTAGGGTTTTCGCCATCAGCCTGTTTCGTTAGGCGAAGATTTGTTGTATAAGTACTGGGCATTATTGACTCCTAATTCGTAAGACTATTTAAAGTTCCCATTGTTCCCATAAAATAAACACAAGATAAATCACTAACACTATGAACTATCATTAAAAATGTTTGACTTTGATCTAAGTATATTTCTATAACAGCACTTGGATTTAACATCCCAGTAAAAATTTTATCTTTTGGTTCTAGTGTTGGCTTTAATACTTTACTTGATATACAAAGAACAGGATGTCCAACATTAAACTGTGTAAAAGTTAAATTATCAAATGATTGTGCTTTAGCATTAAAAGATATAAAAACTAATAAAATAAAACTTATAAAATATTTCATTGTTCAGGCCAATCAAATATTGGTACGTTACCTGTAGGGTTACCGTCACTATCTACAGGCGCATCAAACAACGCTTTGAATGCTGCAAACTTAGTAGCTACTTCAGCTTCATAATCAGACACTACTTTTTTATCAGCATCAGTTTTATCTTCTTCATCTTTTGCTTGTATCATTGCAAGGTCTGAAGGAATAGCTGTATCTGTGATATCTGTTATAGCTTTTTCAATAGCAGTACATGCTGTAATAACAGCCGCACGATAGGTAGCTACATCAGAATCAATAGCACGATCACGTTCTGCTTTAGCAATCACCTGCCAATCAGTAGGGGCTAGTAATGTATTTGCTGTTTGTTTTGTTTTAGCAAGCCATTGAGATTTAAGACCAAGCGTAGTTGTTGATACACCATCAACTGTCTTTGTGACATCATCTGTATTTCGAGGTATAGAACTCCAAGTGCCGTCTTTAGACGGTCCACTTACCCAATAAAATTTACTATCGGGCTTTGTTTGTATAACTACTTCTTTAATACCATAAGAAGCTTTAACATCATCTGACCATACAGATGCCCAATTACCTGGATGCTGTACACCATTGTCATCTATCCAAGTCTTTCCAGGTTTTAATTCTTTTGTATTATTTAATACAAACATCTTTATCTCCTATCTTGCTAAATTAGCTAGTCGGCGTGTCAGTTGATTGAGTAGCGTTATTATTGTTGGTGAAATCGTTGTTGTTGCCACTTGCATCATCGCCAAGGTCGCTGCCCGATGAGGCCATGTTTAGGTAAAATCCATTATTGCCTACACCCTGGTTTGGACTCAAAACAAGACAGACTGTTCTCGGGCGGCTATCTGTCGAATTTGGTGTGCAAGTGACCGTAAAATTTCCCCCAGTCGAATGTTCTTTACTCGCGCCCGACATCACCACGCCGTCTGCTATTACCTGATCAATATTTTCGTCAACATCCGACGACCATGTGTGTGTGCGACTGCCAGTACCCCCGCGACCCGCGAGGATAAGACTGTTGTTAGGTACATTGGACAAACTAAATGAGGCCGTCGAAGACGAGCCATCTACTTGTAAATCAAATAATTGATGGTCGCCCGTCACAGCCCAAACGATCACGCCAAACTGGCTCATTGTTTTATTCAACGTAACGGAAATGTCTCCAGTCGTACCCGATGGAACATCAGCTCTCCATAAACTGCCTGGATACTGAGGCTCGACAGAATTATTTACATCGCTAATTTTCGTTGCTGAAACACCACCCACGGTAACAGGCGTAATGGTTGGCGCAGCGCCAGTTGACTCCTGGCCTGTCATAAAAACATAGATTGCGCGATTATCAGCAGCCGCTCCTAGCGCCACGCTACTAAAAGTATAGGACGTAGCATCTGCCGATGACGTAGCACTTGTGACGTTTGTTACTTCTTCGGCTGTCGAACTCACGCTCACAGCGTCTTCGGGATCAATCGGAACCCAACTGCCTCCGCTACTCTCTGCGAAGGCTGTAGGAGCCAGACTGCGACCATCCACGTAAATTACTTCGGACAACCGCCCGTCAAAAGTATGCGTAGTCGAATTGCTCCAACTAGCAATTCTCCAACCTGTTGAGGTAAACACGTCACCATTTTGGCTAGGGTAACTAGCAGCATCAAAGCTGTTAATTTGCGAGCCGTTTAAATATAGACGCACCCTATCAGCAGCCGTTCCTAAAGATGTATCTACACGAACGACCAAATGTTGCCAATCGGTCGTGGAAGTAAATGTTTGCGTTGTGGTTACCTCACTTCCATTGCCAACCACCAGTTTGTTTGCGCTGGTAAAATAAGCTTGGATCTGAACGGAGCCGCCGCTGCCATGCGTAAATAATCGTAGGTTTGAACCCCCGACGCTCGCTCTTTTAAACCACAAGGACAACGTGCCAATGTCAGCGTTCATTGGCGTTCCAAAACCGCTGTCAGCAGAAAGATATTCAGCGTCTGCTTTTACGAACAGTGCTGAGTTATCTACAGAAAAACTAGTAGCTTTAATACTTTCTCCAGCCGCACCCATTAACATATTATTAAACATTAACTATACTCCTGTGTCATAATAGCGTGGATATTCTCACCCGTATTATCACTAGATATTGAAGCTACGATATAATCTATTCTACTTACCGCCCCATTAGAAGTAGCAAATGTTGGTGCTGTTCCACCAGGAAACTTAAAACAACCATTATAAGATATAGCACCTGACCCACCAGACTGTACAAGGAAGATACTTCCTACTTGTCCTACCCTAGCATTTGTTGGTCTTGCTAGTGTATGTGCTGCTGTAACTGTTGTTAAGAAGTTTTGTGCTATACCAAAGTTAAGTGATACAGAAGTCACACCGTTGATAGCTGTTGTATGTACAGCCGCTGCTGCTGACTCAGTTAGTTGTAGTTGTCCTTCAAGTGAAGTATTACCTGATACTCGTACCGTACCTAAAAAGCCAGTATTGCCAGTAGCTGTTACTGTACCAAGAAGGTTGGTAGCACCACCCACAGAAAGTGTAGAGTTAAGACTTACTGCACCTGCTACTGTAAGGGTACTATTAAGATCAACTGCTCCCTCTAGTGAGGTTGCACCAGCAACCCTAAGAGTTCCACCAAGAACAGTATTGCCCGATACAGATACATCATCTTCAAACTCAGCCTTACCTGTAGCAAGGAATGTACCACCAACTGAGGTATTGCCACCTACATTTAAAGTAGATGCTAGACTTACTGCACCTGCTATTGTTACAGTGCTTCCAAAGTTTGTTACACCTCCAACAGATAAAGTAGATGCTAGTGATACAGCACCTCCTACTGTAACTGTACCACCAAAGTTACTATTACCACTTACTGATACATCGTCTTCAAACTCAGCCTTACCTGTTGTTATGAGTGTACCACCAATAGATGTGTTACCAGCTATCGTAACTGTGGAAGCAAAGTTAGCTGCACCTCCAACAGATAAACTAGATGCTAGGCTTACTGCCCCACCTACAGTAACAGTACCTCCTAAGTTAGTATTACCACTAACAGAAACATTTGTTTTAAATGTAGCATTACCTGATACAGTCACAGTGCTATTAAATATAGCAGCACCTACAACTGTTGCTGTTCCACCTACATGTAAATTACCACCAACTGTAGCATTATTAACAGAGATATTACCTTCAATAGATACTGTAATGCCTGTTAAGTTAGACCCATCACCATAGTAAGCAGATGCACATACCTTTGCATTAGCTGCTTGTACATTAGCTCCAGCAATAGTAACTGTTCCACCGATAGAAACATTACTAGTTATTGTAACTGTAGATAAAAAGTTTGCGGCTCCACCTACTGATAAAGAAGAAGCTAATGATACAGCCCCACCAACTGTTACAGTTCCAAGAAGATTAGTATTACCACTTACTGATACATCATCTTTAAATGTAGCAGCACCTACTATTGTTACCGTATTATTAAGCTGTGCAGCCCCTGTAATAGTAACTGTAGATAAGAAGTTTGCTGCTCCTCCTACAGATAGGGAAGAAGCAAGGCTTACCGCTCCACCTACTGTTACAGTCCCACCAAGATTTGTGTTACCAGAAACAGATACATCATCTTCAAACTCTGCCTTGCCTGTCGTTATTAACGTACCAGCAAGTGATGTGTTGCTACCTACATTTAGTGTGGAGGCTAACGATGTTGCTGCTGCTACTGTAAGTGATCCGTTAATATTTACATTACCACTAACAGATACTGCATCTTGGAATGTAGCTGCACCTATAACATTAAAAGGTCCAGATACAGAAACACTACCACCAGCATGTATAAATCCTACAACAGATATATTTGCAGCAGTGCCTAGTTCAGCCTCTACGTTTGAAAGATTAGAACCATCACCATAATAGAAAGATGCAGTTACGTTACCATTTACGTTTATATTAGCACTTACAGATACATTACTATTAAAGACTGCTGTACCTCCAACAGATACATTTCCTAGTACATCTAAGTTTTTACTAACAGATACATCGCTCTTAAATTCAGTCTTAGAGCTAAATGTTCCTGCACCAGCAGCAGCAAATGTGCCACCAACACTAACATTATTTTTAAGTATTGCTGCATTTTCTACAGTAACAGTAGACTTGAATGTTGCTGCACCCACAGCCGTTACTGTACTATTAAGCTGTGCTGCACCTGATACAGTTACTGTAGAACCAAACTGTGCGGCTCCTCCAACTGATAAAGTAGACTGAAGGTGCGTTGCACCAATAACTGTGGCTGTACTAGATACCTGAAGAGTACCGCCAACTACAGCATTACTTACTGAAATATTACCAGCTACTGCTGCTGTTACTCCTGAGATATTAGAACCATCTCCATAGAAAGCAGAAGCACATACTCGTTGATCTGAATGTATATTTCCAGTAGCAGAAACTAAGCCAGCTATATTTAAAGTATCGTTTACCTTTACAATACTGGATGCAACTTCAAGCGCACTCTTAGCACCGTCCCCAGTTTGTATTGGTTTAAGAGACGTTTCTATTCCAGTATTTGAAACAGCACTACTTACAAGAACAAGATTCTTATAAGTCTGTGATATAAGTTTTCCAGTTAAATCTGTCATATTAATTGCCAATACTCATCTGTTGCGTTATAAGTTGTTCCAGCCTGATCCCATGTTAAATTACGCCCACCTATATCTGGTCTTGGGTTTGTAATAGCTGGATCGTCTTTTACGTTTGCCACTCTATTCTGAGGATGGTTTTTTAAATCATACTGCCCTTCAAAGTCTTGTGGGCATACCAACATCCCATAACTGTTTAGCCTCATTACCCTGTGTGGATAAACAAAACCACATTCATCGCAAACAGCTAGTGCATTTCTTTGCGTAGCCATTAGTTATAGAATGTTAATCTAGGTACAATATAAATGCTAGAAGTTTCTCTATCCTCTAGCAATGCTCTAGCCAACATTTCCTCATAGTTTGTTTTTAACAATGCTATCCTTGTATCTGCAACAAGAGGACGTTTAAGTGACATGTAATATGCAAGTCCCATTGTAAGACAAGGAAGAAACCTTTTAGGTAAGTCTGCATTTTGAATAGCAGATTTATTTACATCCTGTAATTCTTTAACAATCTCTAACTTAATAATGTCTGTAGAGTTTTCTGGTAGGGGCCATACAGAAAGAACAGGATTATCCCTGCCCCGTCTAATTGTATATTGATTTGGTTTACCTGTTTGTGTCTTATTAGGAATAAGCATAAACTCTTCAGGTGTTATCCTGGTTAATTTAACATCTGTATTGCTTCTGCTTATGACAACCTCAAGAGCATTAATTGTGCTACTGTCGAGGCTGTAGGAAGTAGTAGAGGCTACTACTGTGACTGCTGTGGTACTAGTAGACCAGAGAAGTACACCCCTGTTCTGCCAGTCTTTAAGCATTAGATTAATAGAACGACGAGCAGACTCAGGCTCATGACCTAGTGTGCTTTCACCACCAATCATTTCAGAAGCCTCTTGGATAACCTGATCTATGTCAAGGTTAAAATCATATGTGCCTGATACTGCCATTATGCTTTCCTAAATCTAGCTGTCTTCTTAGCTATCTTCTTAGGTTGTTTTACGAACTGCTTTCCGGCAGCAG